TAAATACAAATACTATAATCAAACCAAAGATGGATTTAAAGCAAAGAAAATTAACCAAGTCAGAATGGGAGTCTATAGAAGTTCCCGTTTCATCCGATGAAAAAGAAGTTCTTGAACTGATCATGAAAGGATTTCACGATGTTAATTTAAAATATAATAAACATCAATCATTATTGAGTTATTTAAAAGTGGAAAAATCAGATGAAATGGAAGACTACTTGTACAATACTTATTTTGCAAAGAAAATTGATCAAATTATAAAAAAATACATGTGCACTTTTATAAAAATTTCAACGAATCCAAAGACAAAAATTAAAAAAGCAGATATTATTCGTCTAGAGAAAAATAGCGTTGAAGAAATAGAAATGTTAAAGGGAACAATTTACGAGCACGTCTTGTTGAATCAAGTCGAAAATTTGTTAAAGTTGAAGCAAGCGAATGACAATTGGGAATATTATTACTTCACGCTTTATAAACTTATACGCAACGGAGTTACTCAATTAAATCGTCACATTTTGCAAATTGCAAACAACGTTTTAAATGAGTATGAAGATTCAGTTTCTTTGTTCAAAATTGTAGAAAACGCATCAGACTACATTGAAAAAAACGAAAACATTTTGAAGTATGCTGACATTTCTCTTTATGATCATCAAAAAGAGCTATTTACTTCTTGCAAAAGCGAAGATCCAAAGCTAGTTTTATATATCGCTCCAACTGGAACGGGAAAAACGTTATCTCCAATTGGCTTGTCTGAATCAAAAAAAATAATATTTGTTTGCGCGGCAAGACACGTTGGACTTGCGCTAGCCAGATCAGCAATTTCGGTAAACAAAAAAATCGCATTTGCATTTGGATGTTCTAGTGCTGATGAAATTCGTCTACACTATTTTGCGGCAAAAGAGTATACGAAAAATTGGAAAACTGGCGGAATATGGAAAGTCGACAATAGTGTTGGAGATAAAGTAGAAATTATGATTTGTGATATCAAGTCGTATATTCCTGCAATGTTTTACATGTTAGCTTTTCATGCCAAAGAAGAAATTATTACTTATTGGGACGAACCTACTATCGCCCTCGACTACGATGAACACGAATTTCACGAAATTATTAAACAAAATTGGTCTGAAAATGTTATACCGAATATGGTTTTATCTTCAGCAACGTTACCAAAAGTTCATGAGATACCCGAAACAATCAGCGACTTTGCGTCAAAATTTCCCGGGGCAAACATTGTCTCTGTTATCAGCCACGATTGCAAAAAAACCATACCCATTATAGACAAAAATGGATATGTCGTGCTCCCGCACCACTTAGCGTACAATTTTGCGTCAAAACAAAAAATTGTAGAGCATTGTGAAAACTATTTGACTTTGCTCAGATATTTTGATTTAAAAGAACTTTCCAACTTTATAGTTTATGTTGTTAAAAACGATATGATTCCTGTCAATGTATCAGTTGTTCGTTATTTTGCAACACTTGACGAAATCGATATGAAAACAATCAAACTTTATTATTTGAAACTTTTGAAAAATATAAAAGAGGCGGATTGGCTAAGAGTATACACTCATTTCAACGAGAATAAGGAAAAGCGAATTAAACCAAATGATGTCGTGGATAATAAAGGAAACAAGATAAAGAAATACGCAAGTTTAGGTCCAGGAATTGAACCTACACCTACAAAAAATCCTTCTGTTCTTTGTGGAGGTGAACTCACGAGAACGATGAGCGTTCAAGTTCTGGCCGCAGCACCTATTCAACAACAAAAGTTAGAAGATTCTGGATCTTGTGCGATTTATGTTACTACAAAAGATGCGTATACATTGACCGATGGCCCAACAATATTCTTGGCAAATGAAATTGAAAAGATTGCAAAGTTTTGTATTCAACAAGCTGCAATTCCTAGCGCAATGATGACAGATATTACAGATAAGATAGATTTTAATAACTCGGTGAATTTGAAGATTCGTAAGCTAGAAAAGATCCTGGAAGATATACACGAAAGAGCTCAAGCAAAAGAATCAACAGACATTTCACATGCTGATAAGGGGCTATTGTCTGGGAAAAAGAAAAAGTCTGACCATAAGCTGAATCGTTCAGAAAATGATGGCGTTTCGCACAGCGAAACCAAAAAATTAATGCATGAGTTAGACATGCTTAGATCTATGATAAAGACAGCAAACCTGAACGAAACCTTTATTCCAAATAAAATAGACCACATTATGAAGTGGACTAGTGAAATGAAAATGAAAACAGCTTTTACAAGTACAATTGAAGAAGAAACTATTCTTAAAATTATGATGTTGGAAAACGTTGAAAATAGTTGGAAAGTGCTACTTCTTATGGGAATCGGTGTATTTACAAATCATGATAGTATTGCATATACAGAGATTATGAAAAATTTGGCAGATCAGCAAAAGTTGTACCTAATTATTGCCTCTAGTGATTATATTTATGGGACAAACTATCAATTTTGTCATGGTTACTTGAGTAAAGATATGAATCTTACGCAAGAAAAAATTATACAAGCAATGGGACGAATTGGCAGAAATAAAATTCAGCAAGATTATTCCATCCGTTTTCGCGACGATGAACAAATACAAAAGCTATTCTCAAAAGAATCTGATAAGCCGGAGGTAAGAAACATGAATCGGCTATTTACTTCAATTGATTAATAAAAAATCATGAATAAATATAAATATTAATAAATATAATCAAGTGAATAAATAGAAATGAACAACTCATTCATTTATATTTTGTTGAACTTATTTTTTTTTATAATGTCTAAATTGCAAATGCGAGTTATGAAAACGTCTATTTTAAATTCACTGCCTCATTTAAAGTTACATCACATTGTTTTAATTTCAAAAATGAATGAACTTGGCGACGTCTACACTATTGACTTTACTCCAATAAATCAAAGTCATGCGCGAACGCTTACAACGCTTCTGCTTGGTAAAAATGTTCCGGCAGAATTAAGAGTAAGACGAATCCAAAATACAAACATACACGACGACAAAACAATATTGAAAATGTGGGATTCCAATATAACGGAAAAACAATCACGAGAATTAAGCAAATCGGTTTATACTTCCATACGAGATAAGGAAATAAAGGAAGTAGTTTCATTATTTTTACTTTGGGAAAAGAATAAACAATACATGAATTTGTATACTCGCAATTGCCAACACTTTGGCGACTATGCAAAAACTAATCATCGAACTTATATGGAACAACAATAATCGGAAATGTAAAAACGAACATTGTTGCCCATATTCGTAAGAGAGTTTTGAAGTCATCAGTTGTGAGCTTAACTTTAGATTTTTTTTCTATTACGCATTCTGGAAGAACTTTAATTTCAAGACTTGAATTTGTTTTATTATTTAGATTGTTATTTTGAATTGTATTTGGCAAACCCATAAATGTTTGAGAAGTGAACGAAAAATAATACAAAAATAAGAAGAGTATTTTTACTTGAAACATTAATTTATTTATTATACTCGTTTTAAATATTTATATTAAGAAAACATTTTTAAATACCATAATAATAAAAAATTAATCCTTATTATATTTGGCAAAATGTATTTACACCTTTTTTCATTTCAAACGCCCATTATATATTATTTATAATGTATTATATATAATGGTTGAATATATATATTACGATGGAATTGGAGCAAAAAAAAATGGTAAACATAATGTAAAAGAATTTTTAAAAATAATGAATGAACATTTCAATATAGAATGTTCTGAGTATTTACCCGATTTAGATTATAAACCATGTTATGAATATAAAGAAATGAACCGAAAAGCAATGGAATATAATATGAAACATAACAAACCATTATTTCATTATAATAGGAGCAAAAAAACAGAAAAAAAATATAAAAAACTACTAAATAAATGCAATAAATATAAAAAAACAGCAAAAAAAAGAAAATGTAATTTAGACGAATTCATCAAATTTAGTGGTGCTGAAACAAAAATTCAGACGTTTTAAATGTGCAAATGTATTTAATTAAAATAGTTTCATAATATAAAATAATATGTCTGATCCAAAGATTCTTCTTTTTGGTGCGAATGGTTGGATAGGAAGTAAAGTTGTAAAACTTTTAAAAGAAATGAATTTACATGTTTTTTGCGCGAACTCAAGAGCAAATGATATTGAATCTATAAGATTCGAACTTAAGGAGTATGAAACAAAGAATTGCAAAATTACACATATTATGAGTTTTATAGGCAGAACTCATGGAATTTATCAAGATCAAAAGATCACTACGATAGACTATCTTGAAAAACCAGGAAAATTGGTTGAAAATGTGCGCGATAATTTATTCTCTCCTATTTCTCTCGCCCTTCTTTGCAAAGAACAAGGAATTCATTTTACTTATTTGGGAACTGGTTGCATTTTTGATTTTGACAATGAACATCCATATGGAGAAGAAATAAACGGCTTTACTGAAAATTCGGCACCGAATTTTTTTGGTTCGTCATATTCGATAGTGAAAGGATTTACAGATCAACTTATGCGCCAGTTTGATGATTCTTCGCTAAACATTAGGATTCGCATGCCCATTACTGATGAAATTCATGAACGAAATTTTATAACAAAGATTTCTACATATAAAAAAGTCTGTTCCATTCCAAATTCAATGACTGTCCTGAACGAATTATTACCTATTATGATAGATATGGCATTAAAAAATGAAACCGGAACTATAAATTTGACAAATCCTGGACTTATTTCGCACAATGAAATTCTTACAATGTACAAAGAAATTGTTGACTTTGATTTCACCTGGGAGAATTTTGATATCAAGGACCAGGATAAAATTCTTTTGTCGAAACGATCTAATAATTATTTAGATACAAGTAAGTTGCAAGAAAAATACCCTAACGTGAAATCTATAAAAGATTCAGTTAGAGACATGTTAGTTCAAATGCAAAAAAAATAAACGATAGAATACTTACGAATGATGTGATTAAAGCAAAAATATAAAATATAAAATAGATGTATATTTTATAATGAAGAATGTTTTAGTAACGGGAGGCTGCGGATTTATTGGATCCAATTTCATTAACTATTACTTTGAGAAAAATTCTGGCGTTAACATTGTTAATTTAGATGCCATGTATTATTGTGCGAGCGAATTTAATATTAAGGAGGAAGTTAGAAATTCTGAGAGATATCATTTAGTAAAAGGAAATTTGTGCTCTTTTGATTTATTAACGCACGTTCTCGCAAATTATAAAATAGACACCATTATTCATTTTGCCGCACAATCGCATGTTCAAAATTCTTTCGAAGATTCTCTCCAATATACAAATGATAATGTTCTTGGAACCCACACTCTTTTGGAAACAACTCGCAGATATGGCAAAGTTGAAAAATTTATTCATATCTCTACAGATGAAGTATATGGTGAGTCTATGATTGTGGACACGGAAGAGAAAAAGAACGAAAGCTCTGTTTTATGTCCTACAAATCCATATGCGGCCACAAAGGCGGCTGCCGAGTTGATTGCAAAATCATATTATTTTTCTTTCAAGATGCCGATTATCATTACTCGTGGAAATAATGTTTACGGACCCAATCAGTATCCGGAAAAACTCATCCCTCGTTTCATTCAACTTTTGAAGGAAGACAAAAAGGTTACAATCCAGGGTGATGGCTCTAATGTTAGAGCATTTTTGCATGTTCTTGACGTTTGTGGGGCGCTTGAATGCATTCTTGAAAAGGGTGAGCTTGGAGAGATCTACAATATTGGAAGTGATGACCATTATGAATATAGCGTGCTAGAAATTGCACAAAAACTCATCCGATTGATAAAAAATACTGAAGATTATGATAAATGGATCACGTATATTGCAGATAGACCATTTAACGATAAGAGATACTACATTAGCAATGAAAAGGTGAAAGACTTAGGATGGAAAATTGCGGTTGATTTTGAAAAAGGAATTCGCGAATTGATCTAGTATTAATTTAATACCATAGATTCTAATTTAATATTATAATGCAATGATTATACTATTAAAATTTATTTTGTTTGTAGTGAAAAATAAAAATATAAAACGACGCAAAACGATACATCGTAATAATATATTTAATTCGAGTACGCGAGACCACCCATTCCACTCATGATGCGGAGAACGTTGTAGTTGGTGGCATAGACACGGACCTTGGCAGTCTTGGTTCCCTCAACTGTCGCGTTACTGAGAACAAGCTGGAGGGTGGCGTTGTCAATACGTGAGAAGTTGCACGTGCCAGAGGGCTGGTGCTCCTCGGGGCGGAGAGCAAAGGAGTAAACGTTGATGCCCTCATCGGGGTTGCGGGTGTGGGCTTGGTAAGGCTGGACCCAAGAGAAGTAAGATCCTTCACGCTCAGAGAAGCGAT